TTGTATCGGGTGAAAGAACCTTTGAGTTAGTCAACTATACTTGGAAGTATCCATATCACATAGTCCATTTAAATCGCACTAGTGGTGCTTTAGTGATACCTCGTGGTACATTTCATCGTTCAGTATCAGGAGAGAATGGTTCGATTGTCATAAACCAAGCAAAGAGGTATGATGGATTTGACCCAAGTGCAGAGTTCTATCCAGTTTCTTCTGCAACGAATATAGATCTTTATAATGCACTTACACAAGAAAAACCAGTCATACATACGTTGGGTGAATAATGAGTTTTGTTGATACAAAGTTTATTGGATTAGTTTCCGTCCGATTGCAAAAGTTTAGTAAGAAAAAAGAAGGACTATATGCTTTTCGTTGTCCCTATTGTGGGGATTCTCAGAAAAACAAAAATAAGACTAGAGGATATATTTACAGATCAAAGAATGATCATAACTTTAAATGCCACAATTGTGGTGTGTCAAGGAGTTTCACGAACTTCTTAAAAGACCAAGATGTGAGTCTCTATGATGAATATGTAATGGAGCGATACAAGTCTGGTCTCACGGGAAGAGCAACTAATACACCTAATCCAGTAGTTCCTTCATCAAAACCAAATTTTGTAAAGAAGTCATTTGATCTTCCAAGAATATCGGAACTAAATAAATCACATCCCGCAAGAACCTACCTTTCCAAAAGAAGAATACCAGAGGATAGATTCAAGGACTTATATTATTGTGAAAACTTTAGAAAATGGACTAACGAACAGAAGTATACCTTTGAAGACTCAGACTTTGATGAGTCTCGTATTGTCATCCCTTTGAGAGATCGTAATAAGATCTTTGGATTTCAAGGTCGATCATTAGACCCTAGAAATCAATTAAGATACATAACAATTATGTTAGATGATGATGCACCAAAAGTTTACGGATTAGATAGAGTTAATGAAAACAAAAAAATTTATGTGGTTGAAGGGCCTCTCGATTCCCTCTTCGTGGAAAACTGTGTTGCTATGGTTGGGGCCGATCTTGATCTTCGGACGTTTGGTTGGAGCAATTATATTTTTGTTTATGATAACGAACCTCGTAACAGAGAAATCATTGAAAGAATCGACAAGACCATTAGTAGAGGAGATCAGGTAGTGATTTGGCCAAGCACTATCAAAGAGAAAGATATTAATGATATGACAATGAGTGGACATAATGTAAAAGATCTGTTAGAATCTAATACATATTCTGGTCTAGAGGCAAAACTTAAATTTACAACTTGGAAAAAGATATGACAAACGGAACAAAAGTTCTAAAGAGAGATGGACAAACAGAGGTTTTGGACTTGGATAAAGTCCATAAGATGACCGAAGAAGCGTGTGAAGGTCTTGCAGGTGTCTCTGCAAGTCAGGTAGAGATTCAATCAGGAATCCAATTCTACGATGGAATCACTACAGCAGAAATTCAAGAGATTCTTGTAAGGTCTGCATCAGACTTAATTGATTTGGATGCTCCAAACTATCAATACGTCGCTGCAAGACTATTATTATTTGGTTTATATAAACAAGTATTTGGAGATTGGAAAAAAGGATTTCCATCTGTTAGAGAGCATCTGAGTAAGGGATCTGAGAAAAGAATATATGACCCCACACTTGAATCTAAATATTCTGAAGAAGAGTGGATTAAAATTAACTCTTGGGTAGATCATAATCGTGATTGGACTTTTACCTATGCAGGTTTACGTCAGGTTGTTGACAAGTATCTAGTCCAAGATAGAAGCACAACTGAGGTATATGAAAGTCCTCAGTTCATGTATATGTTGATTTCTGCTGCTATATTTGCAGAATATCCACAAGAAACAAGATTAGATTACATTAAGAGGTATTATGACGCAATCAGCAGACACAAAATCAACATCCCAACCCCAATCATGGCAGGTGTTAGAACACCTATTCGGCAATTTGCGTCTTGTGTTCTGGTTGATATTGACGACACCTTGGATAGTATTTTTAGTAGTGATATGGCCGTTGGTCGTTATGTCGCACAAAGGGCTGGCATCGGTATCAACGCAGGTCGCATCAGGGGCATCAACGCTAAAATCAGGGGTGGAGAAGTGCAACACACAGGTGTCGTCCCGTTTCTCAAAAAGTTTGAGGCAACTGTCAGATGCTGTACGCAAAATGGCATCAGAGGTGGATCAGCGACTGTCCACTTCCCTATCTGGCACCAAGAAATCCAAGACATAATTGTATTAAAAAACAATAAAGGAACCGAAGATAATCGTGTTCGTAAATTAGACTATAGTATTCAGTTAAGTAAATTATTTTATGAAAGGTTTATTAGTAACGGGGAAATTACGCTTTTTTCTCCTCATGATGTGCCAGGGTTGTATGATAGTTTTGGTACACCAGATTTTGATGAACTATACGTAAAGTATGAAAATGATGATACAATTAAAAAAATTACTGTAAATGCTCAAGAATTAATACTTGACCTATTGAAAGAAAGAGCAGAAACTGGTAGACTATACTTAATGAACATTGACCATTGTAATTCTCACTCATCATTTATTGATAAAGTTGAGATGAGTAACTTGTGTCAAGAGATTACATTACCAACTAAACCTATACAACATATCGACGATGAATCTGGGGAAATTGCTCTCTGTATCCTTAGTGCTATTAATATTGGCAAAATTAGGGATCTTTCGGATCTTGAAGTTCTTTGTGATCTTGCTGTTAGGAGTCTTGATGAACTCATTGATTTTCAAGGTTATCCCGTCAAAGCAGCGGAGCTTGCTACAAGAGCAAGACGTTCACTTGGCATCGGATATATCGGTCTCGCACACTATCTTGCCAAACAAGGTGTAAAATACGATGACCCAAAAGCATGGCAATTAGTACATGACTTAACAGAATCATTCCAATATTATCTAATAAAGTCCACCGTGAACTTAGCGAAAGAAAAGGGAGCATGTGAATATTCTAAAAACACTAAATATTCTCACGGTATATTGCCAATTGATACTTATAAAAAAGATATAGATGAGATCGTTCCTAACAACTTAAAACATGATTGGGAATCTCTTAGAGCACTTGTCTTGGAACACGGAGTTAGGAACTCAACACTGTCCGCACAGATGCCATCGGAGAGCAGTTCCGTTGTGTCAAATGCCACAAACGGAATCGAACCTCCTAGAGGATACTTGTCCATTAAAAAATCAAAGAAAGGACCTCTTAAGCAGATTGTTCCGCAGTATGGGACTCTAAAAAATGCTTATTCCCTTCTTTGGGATATGAAAGACAATTGTGGATACATCAACATCGTTGCAGTAATGCAGAAATTTTTTGATCAAGCAATCTCTGGGAACTGGTCTTACAACCCACAACACTTTGAAGGTTCTGAAGTTCCAACAAGTGTAATGGCACAAGATCTTTTAACTACATATAAGTACGGTTGGAAAACATCTTACTATCAGAACACCTACGATGTTAAGACAGATGAGGTTGAAAGTGATATTGAAACACCAAATACCCAATTAGACACATTAATTGAGGATATCATGTCCTCAGATCAGGAGGAGGCTTGTGAAAGCTGTGCAATTTAAAACAAATTCTACAAGGAGATACAAAGTGGTTGATTCCATGACTGTATTTAATACAGAGAAAGTTGACACTAAAAAACAACCAATGTTTTTTGGAAAACCTTTGGGAGTTCAGAGATACGATTCTTATAAGTATCCTGCATTTGAGAATTTAACTAAATCGCAGTTAGGATATTTTTGGAGACCAGAAGAGGTGTCTCTACAAAAAGATCGTGGTGACTATCAATCACTAAGACCAGAACAAAAACACATCTTTACATCTAACTTGAAGTATCAAGTGATGCTTGACTCTGTACAAGGTCGTGCACCTGGTATGGCATTTGCACCTTATTGCTCTTTACCTGAGTTGGAAGCATGTATGAATGTATGGCAGATGATGGAAATGATTCATTCACGTTCATACACATACATCATGAAGAATGTATATTCAAATCCAAGTGAAGTATTTGATACGATACTTGAAGATGAAAGAATCTTAGAACGTGCATCTAATGTTACTGGTGCTTATGATGCTTTTGTAAATGAAGCACATCAATGGGATCAAAGTAACCATTGGAGAGAAGATTGGAAGGAAGGATATAATTCAACATTTGAAAGAAAAGAATTAAAAAGAAAACTTTATAGGGCGGTTGCAAATGTTAACATTCTGGAAGGTATTCGTTTTTATGTTAGTTTTGCTTGTTCCTTTGCTTTTGGTGAACTTAAGCTCATGGAGGGAAGTGCAAAAATTATATCCCTCATCGCACGGGACGAAAACCAACATTTGGCGATTACTCAAAACATTTTAAATAATTGGAGAAAGGGTGATGATCCTGAGATGATTGACATTGTGAAAGAAGAAGAACAATGGTTAATTCAAGCATTTAAAAATACAGTAGATGAAGAGAAAAGATGGGCAGAATATCTTTTCAAAGATGGAACTATGATTGGTCTAAATGACAAACTATTACAGCAGTATGTTGAGTGGGTAGCAAATCGTAGAATACGTGCGATTGGATTTAAACCAATCTATGATGTACCTGCAAGAAACAATCCATTGCCTTGGACAGAGCATTGGATATCCTCAAAGGGATTACAAGTGGCACCACAGGAGACAGAGGTAGAGTCCTACATTGTCGGTGGTATTAAACAGGATGTGAAAAAGGATACCTTTAGTGGATTTAAGTTATAACACAGGAAATATATTTCCTGTACCAATACATGTTTTTGATATCAAAAATTTTAAACTTTATCAAAAAGATTTAATAGATTATGCTTATACTTTAAAAAGTAAAGATGTAGATACTCCTAACAGGTCTAATGTTGGTGGATGGCAATCTAGGACTTTTCATCTTAATGATGGAGATGATAAATTACATAGTCTTTTAATGGATTGTATAACATCATTACCTTCATTAAAAAAAGATATAAACCTATATGTAAAAGCTTGGGTTAATATTAATAGTCCTGGTTCTTTAAATGTGCAACACAGTCATCCAGGTTGTGATTTATCTGGTGTTTTATGGATTAAATGTCCTAATCAATGTGGTAATATTTTATTTTATTCGCCATCCTGTTTTGAAACATTTCAAGAAATAGAATCATATACACAAGAATTTAAAGACACTAATAATTATCATCATAATTATTGGTTTCCTCCAATAGAAGGAAGAATGTTAATTTTTCCTTCTCATTTACAACATGAAGTAAAGAAAAATTTATCTAATGAAGATCGTATATCTGCTTCATTTAATATTAAATTAGAGAATAAAAAGATTGTATGGTTAGAGTAGTCGTCTATATAAAGAAATGATCTTTATAGGATGGAAGTTGATTATGAAAACCCTTGGATTTACGAAGGTGCTCCTTTTACCTCTGATGATATCGGGGACTATTATGGGTTCGTCTATCGCATCACCAATACCACCACTCAGAAGTCCTACATCGGAAGGAAGTATTTCTACCAGAAGAGGAAACCCAGAGGAGGAAAGAGAAGAGTCACAAGCGAGTCAGACTGGAAGCGATATTACGGAAGCTCTGACGACCTTAAACAAGATATTAGAAGCCTTGGTAGAGGTTCTTTCAGAAGAGAAATCCTCTCCCTCCACACAACCCTCGGAAAAGTAAACTATGAAGAGACAAAACAATTGTTTCTTCACAATGTGCTGACAGAGGCACTTGACGACGGGACACCTATGTACTATAATAGCAACATACTCGGACGTTATATGCGTAAAGATTATGGCAACTTTGAAACAGACAGTGAATGAAACATATTATTGGTCTCTTGACCGAGTGTGTGAACTTTGTTCTCGTGGTGATTTTGAGGAGGTTGTGAACGGTGATGCACTTCGTCAAGAATTTGATGAGTGGATTAATGCAAATAACAAAGATCTAGACGAAGAAATTATCTCTCTTGCCTATATTGGGGAAGGGGGCGAGTATGACATATAGTTTATTGATTAAATAGTCATGTTACAAAAAATTGTAAATGGAATCGCTATTGCAAGTGGTGTTGTATCTCTCACCGTTGTTGGTGCTGCTGGTTACGTATTCATACGTAAGGATGCGATTATCGACAACATCAAAAGCAAAGTAATGGAATCAGTTCTACCTGGTGGACTTTCAAATCTCGGCACTGGAGCACTTGGTGGAGCATTAGACATACCAGATCTTGGTAATCCTATGGCGGCACCTGATTCACCTACACCTGATGCACCTGCAGCAGGTCCTAAATCACCTACTTCAGTAGGACTACCTCCACTTGGTTTTTAATCGAAAACAGTTAATATAAAGTTAAGATTGCTATATATAAATAGTCGTCTTAATTTTTATGGCTGAAGAAGTAAAAAAGGAAGAACCTAAAAAGGTAGGACCACTCGGTAAGTTAAAAGAACTCACAGAGGACAAAGAGGAGCAGATGGAAATCTTCTCCACTTTTGTGCGCTTGGGTATCTTAATCTGGAGTGGTGGAATATTGACATTGAATTATGTTGCGATTCCTAACTTTCCTCAGAAAAATATTGATCCAACTTTCATAGCGAGTGTCTTCACAGGAGTCCTAGCTAGTTTTGGAATTCAAACTGCAAAAGATAAAAAGGGTGCTGCTGCAAAACAAGGACCACAAATATCAAAAGCAGATATGGAAAAACTCATTGAGAAAGCAGCGAACACTGCACCTGCACAAACCATACGTCTTGAACAGGCACCAATGGTAATTGCATCATCTCCAACTCCTCCTAAAAAATAATGGTAAAGAAAGAAGTGAAATGGTCTAAGTTATTTGCACTTGGATTGGGTGGAGTCGTTGGACTCTCATACCTTGGAATGATTGGAACTCTTATAAATCGAGAGAGCAAATTACCAAGTATTAACGTTCCAGTAGGACCATATACAGCATACGAAGCAGAAGTCGGAAAAGAGGGATATAAAATCAAATATCGTGCAAACGATCCTCTGGTGATGCATGTGGAACGGGATAGTAACACTAAGGGTGGCTTTCTTGGATTGGCTAATAACAAAGTTAAAACCATCGAACAATACACGATGGACGGTTCAGTTCACACAAAACCCAATAGTTCATCAACAACAATCGCAAACGGAAAATCCGAAGCATGTATCAAAGCAATCGGAGGTGCAGAAGGAACAGGAAGACTCGTTGGTTCCAGTATTGGTGCTAGTGCTGCTCCTGCTCTGTCTAATATTCCCTTTGTTGGTTGGGTTGCTGCTGGTTGGGTGACTATGTTCTCAGGTAATCAAGGTGCTGAGATTGGTGGACAAATGGCAGAGGATCTTAACAAAGATTGTTAGTGTGTAAACCGACATAATATTGCGTATTTTTACTTAGTGCATTATAATAAATAATAATGTACTGGAGTTGAAACTATCATGTCCCATTACACACTTAGTTGGCATGACCAACAAAATAATCATCACGAAATAGGTGAATATGCGAATGACGCATTTGAAGCCGTAAGAAACGCAAGAGAGGATGTTCCGTATCTACACGAGCATCCTTTTTGTTTGGAATCAATTAAAAGAGAGGATGAATAGATTCAAAGAGATTCTACCTCCTCATGCAGAAAAGAAAACTTACCCTCAGTTGATTGCACTAGGTATTATGTTATTAGGTATACTTATCATTGATATAATGGGATATTATCACGGTAACATGACATTACTTGAAACCCTAAAAAATTTGTGATTAAATACAAGTAATTACAACATTTTTATGCTATCAACACAATACCGTTTAAGATTGCAAGCAATATGTAAAGATATTGCAGCAGGGACAGAAGTAACTTTAGAAGATATGATATGGGCAGAAAAATTATCAAAAGTTAATACTTCTGCAAGAGGTATGTTGAGTCAAGCAAGAAGATTATCAACGGATGAGGATGGATCTTGTCTCAAATACTTAGACATAGGTGATTCAAATCCAAAAAACTATAAGAAAGGTTTTAATGGTGCTGATGACATAGCAGATTGGTTTAAGAATGATAAACCAGATGATTGGAGACAAAGAGATTAGTAAGTATAAATACTTATAGAAACATAAAGTTATGAAAAAATTTAATACATGGGTGTTAGACACCACAATCTATATCATAGACTTTCTCTACAGAGGTAGAGACTTTCAAAGATTTTGGGTATTAGAAGTTATTGCAAGAGCACCGTACTTCTCATTTATTAGTGTATTACATTTTCGAGAGTCGTTAGGATTAAGAGGTGAAGATCATATTTACTTAATGAAAGAACACTTCTATCAGGCACTTAATGAAACAGAACATCTTGAAGAAATGGAACTTAGGGAAGGAAATAAGTATTGGATCGACAGGTTCTTTGCCAAGCATCTTGTTCTTCTTTATTATTGGATCATGGTTGCTTACTATCTTATCAATCCTGTTAACGCTTATGATATTAACATGAAGATTGAAAAGCATGCCTACGAAACTTATGTTAAGTATAGTGCATGGCATCCAGAAGATACAAAGATTGCAGAGATTGCACAGGATGAATTAGATCATTCAAAAGAGTTAAG